TTATATTCCTTCTCCTCTCTCACCATCTGGAGGGCTTCGATCCGTGATGTCGCAACATCATGTTTCAGCAAGTTATTGGTCTTGCGAACAGCCTGGAATAAAAGGGATACGTGACGTCCACTCTCAACTGTGTAGTCACCCACATCAAATAAGTGGTTTTCCAACTCACCACTCTGGGGTTCATACTTAAGTTTCCACTCTTCAACACGTGCCCAATAATCCATATCTAGGGCTTCACTGGTAATCCTACACTTCTTAGCGACCTTTTCCATCTGCTCACGTCGCATCTCAAAGTGTTTCTCTCCATAAAAGAACCATTCACGAAGGGCTCCATCAATATTCATCCTTGATACCTCCAATGGTTCGACAGCCTTCGACTTCAAAATCGAATGTAGTGACTTGAAAATGCTGCCTTCGTCCAATTGTCCAACATTGACCCCTAGGTCCGGGTTGAACGCTGTTCTTCTCTTGAGGAAGTCGACCTCGTGGAAGTGCATAAAGGGTTTGGGTTCAGACGTTTTGTCAGGCATTGTAAACTTCATTCCATTCTCGGCCAGGTAATTAGCCATTGATACGTGGTTAAAGTCGTCATAACCTTCCATTACAGAACCCATAGCATCATCTCCGTATGTCACAAGATTTACTAAGTCTCTCATACGAGCTCGCCTACCAAGACCAAGCTCTTGTCCAATTTCGTCACGTCTCTCTTCATCATAGACGTGATTGAAAGCCAAACGGTGCAATAGCGAATTAACAATAGAATTAATATAGACAGTCATGTTCTGTCCAGAGGGGTTCGTCCCCATAAATCGCATTAGGGTGCCATTATAAGCTACCAGAGGTGTGCAAACCTCAAAAGCGATGGCCTCCATACACCTAATATCCCGTGCGGAGTAATTGCCTGATAGTTGGGCAATTTTAATCATGATCCTAAATGCGGCAATAATGAGCTGCGCCGGCATTGTCAGATCGTATTTCGAGTAATCTCCAGCAATAATCCTCTCGATTCCATGCTTAGAAATAAACTCTGCAAGTTCGTGCCACTCAATACCATGAGAGTTAATACCCACTGCACACTCAGATAATAGCGGGTTAACAGATAAAAAGCGAGCAATCGGCAAATAGTACTTACGAATGCCAATTTGTAGTTTAATTGGCGCTGCCTCGAACACGCGTACCTTGGCTTTGTCTACAGGAGTAGGTTCATCCTTTAGACTCGCTCCGAAAATCTCGTTGGAGCTCACGCCTTGGTCCCATAATGCTTCCGCCTTGTAGTATTCATCCCATATTTCAGGCACAAATGTACGCGGACATGCATTATTTTCATCAGGAGGTAAATCAATTAGGAAGCCTGTCTTCTTCTGATTGAGGGGGTATCCCATAGAAGTTGACGAATTCATGGCATCACAAAACCTCTTTCCATCAATCCCTGACACAACTTGTACTTCGGTCATGGGCTTGATTTCCTTCTTCCAATATTCCTCCTTGGATTGGAACTCTACCGCGAGTTCCGCAAAGTAATCCTGCATTGCTACCTCAACATCAGCAGGATCGAAACCAGTTGACGGCTGGCTGCATACCTCCAGTGAATTATACCACGGCAGCCAGGTTTGATTGTCAATATGTCCATCTTCTCTGACGACGGGGTTCTTGAACTTCGGTGGACCCCACTTATTCTCTACTCCTGTTACTTCCTCTACTGCCTTGGAAATAGGAGTTTCAATTACATCAGAACTGTAGGTCGATCTACCAGTGACCGACCCATATACTGCAATAGCAGCTTTTTCCCCATCAATAAAGTTGGAAGGACATTTAGGGTGAACATCCTCACTTACAACAATCTTCCTCCCCATAACGGTATCAGGCACATCACTAGCCTGAGTCCCGCTCATAAAAGATTC